TGACCAAGTGGGCGGCGATGGCGATGCACTCGCACTGGTGGGAAGTGAGCGCCACCAAACTGGTGCCAGCGAAGTGGATCACTGAACTGGTCGAGCGTGATCTAAAGAAAGGCACGCGCTACTGGGCCGCAGAGGGCAAGCTGTGGTCAGCCGAGAACCCTGACAGCTACGCGGGCGTCCACAACCAGGACGGGATGATGCTGATCTTCGATGAGAGCAGCGGCATACCAAACCCTATATGGGAAGTGGGCGCAGGCTTCTTCACAGAGAACACGCCCGACAGGTACTGGTTCGCCTTCAGCAACCCGCGCCGCAACGAAGGGTACTTCTTTGAGTGTTTCAACGCCAAGAGGGCGTTCTGGAACGCCCGCAGCGTAGACGCTAGGACGGTCGAGGATACGGACAAGGCGGTGTACGACCAGATCATCGCGGAGTATGGCGCGGACTCATCCCAGGCCAAGGTGGAGGTGTACGGTGAGTTTCCCAGCGCAGGCGAGGACCAGTTCATCAGCCCGACGGTGGTAGATGAGGCGATGAAGCGGCCACGGTACAAGGACAGTTCGGCGCCAGTGGTCATAGGTATCGACCCGGCACGAGGCGGCGCTGACTCGACGGTCATACTGGTGCGCCAGGGCCGGGACATCGTGAGCATCAAGCGGTACTCGGGCGAGGACACTATGACCATCGTCGGTCGGGTGATCGACGCCATCGAGGAGTTCAAGCCGGTGCTGACGGTGATTGACGAGGGCGGGCTGGGGTACGGTATACTTGACAGACTGAACGAACAACGGTATAAGGTACGCGGAGTGAACTTTGGCTGGAAGGCCAAGAACTCGGTGATGTGGGGCAACAAGCGGGCTGAGATGTGGGGCACGATGAAGGACTGGCTGCGAAGCGCATCCATACCCGAGGATCGGCAACTCAAGGCAGACCTGGTGGGGCCAACCAAGAAGCCTAACTCTAGCGGTACAATCTTCTTAGAAGGCAAGAAGGAAATGCGCTCAAGAGGTCTTGCCAGTCCTGATGCTGCTGACGCGCTGGCGGTGACGTTCGCGTTCCCGGTGGCGCATCGGGAGTATGTAGACAGGTCTCCTCGTAAAACCTACGCGCCGCAAGGCGTCCTAACTAGTTGGATGGGAAGTTAGATGTCAAATTCACAATCTACCGGCATCGCTTACGCGGACCCGGAGTTCACCACTTGCTACGCCACCCAAGAAATTGGGTACTCGACCGCTGCTCAAACTGCGGTGACGCAGGCTACCAGCAAGTCCACCGGCGTGACGGTCAACACCAGCGCTGGGCAGATCACAATGAATGCCGCATCGCTTGCTGGCACCACCAACGTGACTTTTACGTTGACCAACAGCGTGCTGTCGGCCAAGGACGTAATCATCGTCAACGTGGCCAGCGCCAACGCTACGGCAGGCGCCTACAACTGCTGGGTGTCTAGTATGCTAACAGGGTCGGCAACGATCACGCTGCGCAACATCACTGCCGGCGCGCTGCTAGAGGCTGTGGTCATCAACTTTGCGATCATCCATGCGCAATAAACCCGGTTTGTACGCAAACATCAACGCCAAGCAAGATCGTATTGCGGCGGGTAGCAAAGAGAAGATGCGCAAGCCCGGTACGCCGGGAGCGCCGACAGCCAAGGCGTTTGTGCAGTCTGCGAAAAAGAAATGAACTCTGACATCAAAGCGGCTAAATCAGTCGCCGGCGGCAACGCCGACGATCTGAACACCATGCGTAGCCGCTTTACGATGGCTGTGTCGGCCTACAGCGAGTCCCGCGAGGATGAGCTAGACGACCTGCGATTTGCCGCAGGTAGTCCCGACAACCAATGGCAGTGGCCAGCAGATGTGCTGGCCACGCGAGGAAGCGTCCAAGGGCAGACGATCAACGCCAGGCCATGCCTGACGATTAACAAGCTGCCTCAGCACGTCAAGCAGGTCACGAACGACCAGCGGCAGAACCGGCCCAGTGGCAAAGTCATCCCGGTGGACGACAAGGCCGACGTTGAGGTCGCTGAGATATTCGACGGCATCGTGCGGCACATCGAGTACATCTCGGACGCTGACGTAGCCTACGACACCGCCTGCGAGAACCAGGTGACCTACGGCGAGGGCTACATTCGGCTCCTGACCGAGTACTGCAACGACGACAGCTTTGAGCAGGACATCCGTATCGCTCGGGTGCGCAACTCGTTCAGCGTGTACATGGACCCGACGATCCAAGACCCCTGCGGGTCGGACGCGGAGTGGTGCTTCATCACTGAAGACCTGACGGCTGATGAGTACGAGCGCCAGTTCCCCGACGCATCGCCGATATCGACCATGATGCAACGCGGCGTGGGCGACCAGAGCCTGAGCCCGTGGATCAGCGAGAAGACGGTGCGCATTGCGGAGTACTTCTACACCGAGCACACGCCGGCAACGCTGCACCTGTACCACGGCAACGTGTCGGCGATGGAGAACTCGCCGGAAGACCGCCAGATGCGCATGATGGGCATGAAACCCATTAAGACGCGCATCGTGGATCAGAAGAAGATCAAGCGGTGCAAGACAAACGGGTTCGAATTCATCGAAGAACACGAGTGGGCGGGCAAATCCATACCCGTTATCCGCGTTGTTGGCAACGAATTTGAGGTTGACGGTCGCCTGTACGTCTCAGGGCTGATCCGCAACGCCAAAGACGCCCAGCGCATGTACAACTACTGGGTCAGCCAAGAGGCTGAGATGCTCGCACTGGCGCCAAAAGCCCCGTTTATCGGGTACGGCGGTCAGTTTGAGGGCTATGAGAACCAGTGGAAGACCGCAAACACGACAAATTGGCCGTATTTGGAGGTCAACCCTGACGTTACAGACGGCGCAGGCGGCGTACTGCCCCTACCGGCACGGTCACAGCCTCCAATGGCCTCCAGCGGGCTCCTACAGGCCAAGGCAGGCGCTTCTGATGACATCAAGAGCACTACCGGCCAGTATGACTCTAGTTTGGGCGCCACAAGCAACGAACGCTCTGGCCGAGCGATCCTGGCGCGTGAAAAGCAGGGCGACACAGGCACCTATCACTACGTCGACAATCTGGCGCGGGCGATTCGGTACACCACTCGGCAGATTGTGGACCTGATCCCGAAAATCTACGACACCCAGCGCATTGCCCGCATCATCGGCATCGATGGGGAGACGGATTCGGCGATGATCGACCCGAACCAACCTCAGCCGGTGCGCAAGATCGTCGACCAGGCGGGGATTGTGATCAAGAAGATCTACAACCTTGGCGTTGGCCAGTACGACGTGTGCGTGACGACTGGCCCGAGCTACATGACCAAGCGCCAAGAGTCGCTGGACGCCATGAGCCAGTTGTTGCAGGGCAACCCGCAACTGTGGGGCGTGGCGGGTGACCTGTTCATCAAGAACATGGACTGGCCGGGTGCTCAAGAGATGAGCAAGCGGTTTGCCAAGACCATCGACCCGAAACTGCTGGCCGATGATGACGATCCGGCACTCCAGGCCGCGCAGCAGCAGATGCAGGCGATGGGTCAGGAGATGGAGCAGATGCACCAGATGCTCCAGAACGTGTCGAAGTCGATGGAAGCGCAAGACTTGCAGGTCAAGCAGTTCGACAGCCAGGTCAAGGCTTACGATGCTGAGACCAAGCGGATCAGCGCCACGATGGCTGGCATGACGCCTGACCAGATTCAGGAAATAGTCTTGGGCACGGTCCACGGCATGATTACCAGCGGCGACCTCATAGGCGAGATGCCAGGCCGGGATGTGGACATGATGCCGGAGGAGATGCCGCAAAATGAAATGCAATGATTTCATGGGCTTGCTCTTCTTGGGCCGGGATGTGGCGCACAGCGTCCATCTCAACACGCGCAGCTTCAGCAAACACGAGGCGCTGAACATCTTCTACAACCGCATCATTGGTGCGGCTGATGACTTTGCCGAGGCGTATCAGGGTCGGTACGGGCTGATCGGCGGGATCACTTTGCAATCATCCAAGAAAACGACTAATATTGTCGAGTTCTTGCAGGCGCAGTTGGATGAGATCGAGTCTGTGCGGTATGACGTATGCGACAAGACTGACTCAGCGTTGCAGCAGTTGATCGACAACATTGTCGAGATTTATCTCCGAACGCTCTACAAATTGAAATTCTTGGGGTAACTGATGGAAATGCTCAACCCGTGCATCGGCACGCAACTCGGTCCTAAGACGGTCGCCTACACCGGCACTGCTGGCTCCACAGGCACCTGGCCTGCTGGGCCTCAAGGCGTGGTGGTGACGGTCACCTCGGCGGCGTATGTGCTGGTGGGCGAAGGCGTGACTGCCTCGGCGACCGATGGAACGTATGTGCCTGCGAACGTGGCCATTCCGTTCAAGATTCCGACTGGCACTGGCGCTCCTTGGCGTGTCAGTGCAATCCAAGTGTCCGCTGTTGGCGACGTTTACGCAAGACCGGTGAACAAGCAATGAGCTTCCTTGGCGCCCAGAACAGCATCGCCTTGGGCGTCCAGGGTATCATTGCCATCGACACCGGCACGGGGGCGCCTGCCGTTATCACGGACCCCTACTGGGCCAACGTCTCCATGCTCCTGCACGGGGATGGGGCCAACGCGGCTCAGAACAACACGTTCCTAGACGGTAGCACCAACAACTTCACAGTCACCCGCAACGGGAACACGACCCAAGGTTCGTTCAATCCGTTCGTCCCTACCTACCCCTATGCCGTTGCTACTAACGGTGGGTCTGGGTACTTTGATGGGACGGGGGATTACCTTACTGTTGCTGACAATGCTGCGTTTACGTTGGGGACTAATGACTTTACTATTGAGTGCTGGATAAACTTTAGCTCATTGGCAAGTCAGCCAATATTTGCCGGGCAATCAGATGCCGCAGGTGCCCAATATTCATTTTATTTGTCAGTAACTTCAACAGGCCAATTTAATTCTGCAATTAGGGATGCAGGCACAGGTATTCCTTATAGCGTAAGTAGTGCTGTTGGAGCTATACTTGTTAACACTTGGTATCATGTTGCATTTGTCAGAAATGGTAACACAGTTAGGCAATACATTAACGGAGTGCAAACGGGGACCGTAAGCGTTACTGGAATTACAGTATATAATTCTGTTGACGTCTTAGGCGTTGGTCGTTTTGGGGCTTATGCATTTAACCTTGTTACAGGTTACATCTCCAACTTCCGCCTAGTCAACGGCACCTGCCTCTACCCCAGCGGTACGACGTTCACTCCCCCCACAGCGCCACTGACCGCAGTCACGAACACTGCACTGCTGCTGGGCATGAGCAACGCAGCCATCTTTGACAACGCTGAACTCAATAACCTTGAGACGGTGGCCGACGCTCAGATCAGCACCAGCGTGTTCAAGTATGGTACTGGATCTTTGAAGTTTGACGGGACGGGGGATTACCTGAACACAAGCCCAGCCAATCAAGCCGCATTTGCTTTTGGGTCTGGTGACTTTACTATTGAGATGTGGGTATAC